GGCGTGTACTCCTCCATCACGTTGGTGATGTAGTAGTTCATAAACTGCTTTACCCTAATCGCCTGCTGCTCTTTCTCCCTTGTTTCTGCTCCTAAGACCGCAGTACGCACTGGTCCCGAAGCTGGCAGCAACTCGTTAAAGGCTTGTGCTTGGAATTGTGTAGCTGCCTCTGCAAGCAGGGGATGCGTAACACCGGTAGCTCCTCTGAACGGCTGGGCTCTTTCTTCGTATGAGAAACCAAGAAGCTCCAAACCGTTGGCGTAAGCATCTTCCCACTCCTGTCTGCC